AAATCTTTACAATATTCCCAAGCTTGACATCACTATCTTCGCCAAAGCTTTGTACAGTACGAGCAAGCTGAAGACTACAAGCACCTGCACCATTGTCTATCCCTGTAGAAAAGCTAATCGGACTTGCCCCACTCTCAACAACATCACCCCATGAAGTAACATAGACTCCAGCTGCCGTATAAACTTTGTATGTAAAGCGTTTAGATCTCATAGGTATGTTGGGCTGTAATCAAGAGTAATGTCAATATCATGTGCTGTGGATGTGCTTGTGACTGTCCAGGTATTTGATCCTGACTCAAACTCTGGAACAATCCCCACATAATCAAATTCAGACCCATTAACAAGTATGGTTTTCGATGAAAAAGCTGCGATGATAATATCCCCAGCAGTAAAGGCTCTGGTAATAGTAAACTCATCACCATTGTTCGTATTTTGTACAACAATTTCAGTAAGATCAGTTTCTGTATTCACTTCAATAGTAATGGTCGCATCAAATGGTGGAGCTGTTCCTGTGATAACAGTCACAATGCTTTTCGGTGATGTCGTAACTGCAGCATTGGCCACTGATGTTTGAGATGTTGCGTACCCAAATGGGTTGCTACAGAGGAACTGAATAGTAAATCTATAAAGACTACTTACATCTTTCTTAATTTGTATATCAGATACCGTTGCCAGGAACCGTCGTGTCCCACCTGCGTACTCAATATCAAGATTCTTATTCATCTTCCCAACTGCTGCAATGGATTTTAGTGTATCTACCTTTCCTTGCAGGCTTGCCTCACTAGTAGTGTCATCAATAAACCCAACGAGTGTAATGGTTCGGGCATTATATTCTGACGAGGTAATAATTGACTTATTTGACCTCGCTACTGGGAAAGAACTAATGCTTCGTGCAGGTAACGAGTGAAGAGAGTCAAGTACAGACTCAATCTTATAGTCGGTCGTTTGGAGACTAACGCTATCATATGAAACGGTTGGTGTTGTAAGTGCTGCTAATGTCATGTTGTTAATCCTAATTGTTCAAGCTCTGCATCACGACCAAGGACACGTGAAACCTCATTCGCTATTTTTATAATATCCTGGTCATTCCTGACTGATACTCCACCAAAATTAATATTAATAGATCCACCTAATATATCTTTAGTTTTTCCATTTGGTATAACGTTTGACCCCGCAGGAAGCTTTACAAGCTCAGGACCACGCTCTCCTACAAGTGTAGTCTCCCCTGGTTGTACAATCCCACCCATTGCACGTGTCTCAAATCCACCACCTTCAAGGTTAAACATTGGAAGAGATCCAAAGGATTCAAAGAGTGAGGTCAACTTATCACCAATAAAGTTCCCAATCTTCTTTAACCATCTCCAGAGTGTTTTGACGGCTCTAATTGACTTATTAATTGCCTCGAAAAACCTTGTAATGCCCTTCACGATAAGTACAAAATACTCAATCACAACAATAAGTGCACCACCCAAAACCATCCCTAGAACCTTAGCAAGAAATTTGATTGATGAAATAATAACTGGGAGGTGTGGCTCAATTTCTTTAAATAACTTTTCGAAAGCAGGCTTTAGTCTATTCTCTATAGTGTTAATAACTGGATAGAAAAAGTCTACGAGTTTTTTAAACCCATTAATTAGTGTTTGTGCTGAAAACTCTGACTGAATGAGTGAGTCAATCATTCCTCGAAGTGCTGGTTCAAAAATATTTCCAATATCAATAGCTATCCCAGATAATTTAGATTTTAGAATGGTTAGACTTCCAATTAGATTGTCAAGTTGTGTATCAGCCATTCGCTGTGCAGTTCCGCCAGCATCCTTTAGGTCATTAGTATAATCTTGTAGACTTTCCGACCCCTCTGCTAGAAGAACATTCCATTGCTTCAGGGCATCTTTCCCAAACAGTGTAGCAATTGCTGCCTGTTGCTGTTCTTGTGTTGCACCATCTAGTGCCACCTCAAGCTCCTTTACAGTCTCAATAACGCCAATAAATTTTCCTTCAGCATCAAAAAAGTCGATACCCAGTTCCCTGATAGCGGACTTCATTTTCTTTGTTGGGTCTGCCAATCGAACTAAGGATGTACCAAATGCCCTTGTTGCAATAGAACCTTGCAGTCCAGCATTACCAAACTTTCCAACAATGGCACTTGACTCTTCAATACTGACACCAAATGATGCTGCGGTTGGGGCAAGAAACTTCATAGATTCAGCCATCTGCTCCATATCTACATTAGATGTGGTTATCGTTTTTGCTAAAACATCGACAACACGGCTCGACTCTTGTGTCTCAAGACGAAATCCAGTAAGTACATTCGACGCAATATCAGCAGCACGAGCAAGCTCTATTCCTGACGCTGCAGCAAGGTTTAATGTTGCTGGAATTGTCTCAAGTATTTCGTTTGTCTCAAATCCTGCCATTCCAAGAAAACGCATACCATCTGCTGCCTGTGCTGCTGTAAATGCAGTTGTCCTTCCGAGATCCTTGGCTTTGTCTGTCAATTCGATAAACTCATCACTACTAGCATTCGTTATAGCCTTTACTGTTGACATTGATTTTTCAAAATCGGCATACTCCTCAACAGTTTTCTTGATTCCCATCGTAATTGCTGCTAAACCAGCGACAAGAGCGCCAACGCCTATGAGGGCCCCCCCACCAGCTTTTGAGAACTTACCTAGGGAGGCGCTAGCAGCTGCCATTGCACTACTAAATCCTGACGTGTTTGCTCCCACATCAACCACAACAGATCCAGCGTTAAATGCCATATAGTTACATTAAATTTAATCCTGAAAGGAATTTTTTCATATTCTCTGGTGAGTATTCCACCTCTTTTTTATAGGGCGTAATGCTTTTTGCAAACTTATTTCTATCAGCCTTTTTCATGTTCGGTGCCAACGATGTATTAAGACCAATAACCCACTCTTCTTTTCGTATATTTTGCATCTCCTCTAATAGGAAAAGGCTTAACTTATAGTCCATCTCTAGCACCTCGCTAATACTCATGCCGTAATAGAATGATAATCGTGCTGCTATTCTGTAGTACTTTTTTTTTCAGCACTAAGTTTGTAAACGGAGGCGATTGCATCGATGATTGGTTTTATGTGATGTGCTGGTATATTCTCCACTTGCTTTTGAGTCATTTCTGGAAGCCTCTGAGATAGGAATAGTACGACTTGCTCCATACTTGTGTCTTTACCTTTACTGTCAAACATCACTGCGTCACCGAGCTTCATAGAAGAAACTTTATATTTCTTTCCAAGATACTCAATAGTTGGAAGTGTCTTTTCCTCTGGAATTACCACTTTCATGTTTTCTATTTATTGATTATAGGTGGGGGCGGCGAACCGCCCCAAAACCTTAGGCTGTAGAATCACCAAACTGTACGAGATAGTCGCCAGCTGTTCGAGCTGTATCAATAAAGCCACGGAAAGTAACTTCAGTAATACGCTCTTCTTCTGGGCTGATACTAATATCCGCCACATCTTCAACAACTGCTTTGTGGACAATGATGTCCTCCGCACCACTCGTCCCGACTGGTCGAATGACGAGTCGTCCGGATAGTCCGAGCATTGAAGTTCCAGGTAGTGAGCCGAGGTTTTTTCGGCTTCCTGAAACATCAGTTGAGAGAGGTAGTGCTGTCCCGATATTTGCTTGAGTGTACTCTACAAGTGGCACGGTTACGGTGACGTGCTCTCCGAGCGCCCGTTTATCCAACATGGATGTTCCAAATTGGTCAGTAGTGACATCAGTATAATCAGTATCTACACTGATTGTTACGCCTCCCTTGGTATTCCCAAGATCAACAGTTTTAAATGTCACACTAGCGGGAGCAATTTTGATATCTGCTGGTGTTGCCATCACTTATATTTAGAGTTTCAACATTGTGAGCAAACAATGTATCCCAGAACTCTTAAAGTGTTGTAGTAACCCACAGGTTACATATCTATTATACAGTATTATCGGTGTGCTATAAAACGGTAGTTACAGGAGAACAGATTTCTGTCTTTATCATCTTTCCCAAGATATGTAGGCTCTTGCATGCCATTTGTAAAGTACACGTGCTTCCCTCCCGAGGAAAGTGTGGTATTTCTCACGTCTATCATAAGAACATGTATGGAATGGATCTTGGCGGAACCAGTCGCATAGCTATTATCTCGAACCATTATCTGGACTGTTGGAACCTGAACATCATCCCCAATATCTGGGTCTGGCTCAAACCCACCGGTAGACATTACGGACACAGCATCATCCACAGAACCATCTTTTTCGTCTGGCATCTCAGTAATAAAAATATCAGTGCCCTGTGTTCCGATGGCGCTGTCTTCTAGGAATTGTGCGACTTCAATAGATAGGTCTGACATTACTTTAGTTTACGTTTAATGAATATGCCAACGTCTTTGGGCATCTTTCTTGTATTTTGTTTTAGTGGGTCTTCAAGGTATTTAGCCTTCCTTCCGTTCTTGTGATTCCATCGTAATTCCTCGTGTTGTCGTGCAGCATATTTAACATCATAACCAGCTCGGATACCACCCTTTATATCTTCGGTTTTTGTAGACCTTTGAAGGTCTCCTCGATCTAATGGGACCTGTGTTTTTGAGTCACGCAGCACCCTGTTGGCAAAGGCTTCGAGACCCTTCTTGGTTGCACCAGGAATAACAACTCCCTTTAGAAGTAGCATGTTGACCTTTACTTCTTTGGTGCCTTTTATCATCGTATTGTTTTCTTTAGATAAAGCTTTTTGTGATGAACCGAGGTTCTGTTTCTCGCCTCATAGATATCAAGAACGTTGTACCGAGTGTTATCGCTTGTATCCTCAACAACATCCTCGATATTAATGCTTGCAGACTGCGGAATATACGCAGTTGCGTCAGCCATGATCGTTTCGACATCCTCGTTAAACTCACGCTTAAACTCTTCTCCCTCCTGGAGCCTTCCCTTAATTGTTGCCGACAGGCTAAAAGAAGGTTTCCCATACTTATCTCGTGTGGTCTTAGAATAGATGCCGAATGTTTGGTTAAAGTAGTCTTGGATTGACATTAGGTGATATTACCTGTGAGTTTAACGTAGGACATAAGATAGTCCCGAGCTGATTCTGGTAGGTCAACAAAGTTATATGATGAACCGCTATTGTAGGTTACTGCATAGTCTCCAATCTTCTCGCTCTTCACTCCTGCGGTGTTTGCTTGTACATTCTTTCCATCAAGAATCCACATTGCCACCTCTACTGTCGCCCATCGGATATCATCAGGAACCTTGCCAATCAGGGTCCATTCATCAGAAGAAGAAACACCAGTCATTGTTGCGAAGGTTACTGTTCCGTTAGCGAAGGAGGAGGCACTTACTTCCGAAAGCTGCCAATAGGCCGTTGATGTTTCTGTAGTGTTTCGGACTGCACCATACTTCCACCAGTCTTCTGGATACTCCTGTTTCTTTTGAAGGTTTGCAGTGTCTGTAATGACTGTTGTTGTGAATCCTCCAGTACCAGAAAGTTGCTCCGCAGTCTTTTGTGGGAACTTTAGCTGTTGAGTGCTGTATAGAAATGAGCTCTTAATTCGCAGCTTATCAATCGTCTTTGTCGCTGCACGAAGCGCAAGCTCTTTGTTTGCATTAGTTGCTGTGGACCAAGCCCCTGGTGAGAAAGAGTTGTTTGTGACATAAGCATCCGCCTCAGTAAGGCTAATGTAACTGTCTGCATCAGGATGGCAGGGTGTAGTTGTTAGTGCCATGAAGTACGTTTAAAATATTCGCTAGTTGATCTGCAAACTTCGAGTGTGTAAATCGTTGTGCATATTCTTGTCTCCTCACCCGTCCTTTGCGTATGTGTTCTATATTATTATACACCCAATTCATCTTTTCAGCTAAGTCGTCGACGTCACATTCAACATAACTCCCCATATCTCTGCCCCTATACTTGTCATAACGTGCTGGAACATCCCTTGTCTTAATGTCATGCATAAGTGGGTAGTTAAAGTACTCAGCTATGCCGTGCTGGTTTGGCGCAATAACGTGTCCACCGACAGCCATCATCTCTAATGGGTTGTGTCCAAAACCTTCTCCCATAGAAGGGAATACTAAACAGTCAGCGCTTGCCAGTAGTTCTGCAAGTAGATCTTTGCGCAGCTTCTTCTGGATAATCTCAACATTGTGATAACCATGTATTGGAACAAGCCGATCCTGCACTGTCTTGAGTATAAGCTTCACATTGTCCTTCTCGCTGAACGCCATTTCCCAGGCCTTCATGAGTGGAAAGAACCCTTTGCGTATTGTGAACGAGTCGTAGTGTATAAACGTCACCTCGTCGCTTGTACGGTCTCTGGGGGTAAAGTATCTGTCGTCGTACCCAAGAGGTATTACAGTTGCATCAATATCAAACTGAGCCTTAATGACATTCTTACAGTAATGGCTTGGGGTTATAACAACATCCGCCAACTTCATAGCTTGCCCCCACTCCTCTGGCATACGTGTACTTTCAAACATTAAAATAAGCACCTTTTTAGGAGCTTTGGTTCGATATATTTCTAGTGGCTTCCCGTAAATCAAGGCAATCTTCCCGCTATCAGCACAAAGAATGCCACGCTTCTGGAGAAACTCTTGAATCATCGATGTTGATTGACCGTAACCATCGTATTTAGGCCCAGGTCCAATATATTCTATATTCATGAGAGAGATGAGAGGGGCGCCGAAGCACCCCGTTTAAAACTATGAGACTAGTTTCACTACTTTTTCTACATCTAGGAGCTTGAATCCGTATACGAATTCCTGAGTAACAACGTTACCAAGCTTCATTGGTACGTAGTCGTCGTGGAATGCTTGCATTTGGATCACACCTGCCAAAGCTTCTTTGTGATACATGATGTTGTTTGTTGCAGTAGGTGATGCTGCACTTGCAACTGCGTTTGAGAAATACACGTCTACTCCTAGGAATTGTCCAAGGAAGTTTCGTGCATTGTCTTTTCCGCCCTTTCGGATCATTTCGTCTGAACCAAGTCGTTCAGCTTGTACAAAGTTCGCGATGTTTAATAGTTCTCGCTTTCCTTTTGCAGAAACAACAAGAACTCGGTTGTCGGAAGGAACGTCTGTCTCGTCAAGCTTTTGGATTGACTGTAGAAGAAGATCCTGTGTTAGTCCAACACCTGCGCTACCAGCTGAAGTTGTAGTTGTCGCAAGTTCTGTGTAGATAGCGTCTTCGATTGTGTCTACCATCAAGCTTCCTGCTTTCTGTCCGTATACCTCTGTAAGGTTGATATCGTTTTGCTTCTTTTCGATATTGTTTACGATGAAACCAATGTACTTGTGTGCATCGATTGAAAGCTGGATGTTTGCTGGTGTTAGATCAGACAATGTGATGTCTGCTCCAAGTGTTCCTCGGTTACTTACTGTTAGTGTGTCAGCAGCAACGTTTCGTACGTTCACTGTGTCTCCACTTTGTAGGTACTTGTCGAGGTCAGTTAGAAACTGCATTTGCTGAAAAGTGTTGAAGAATACAGGAGTCTTGAAAAGCTCTTTCTGTACTCGACTTTCATACTTCTCTGGGATGATAGCTGGTGTGCTGTTTGCCATTGGTGTAATTTACGTTAGAAATTACAACACTTATTGAGCAAATCTTCCTTCATTATAAGCTCGGTTTGCCTTTTCGACCTCCTCTTCATCATCACTTCTCCACATCTTCTTCAGTTCAGCCATGGTGTAAGTATCAGTTTTTGAAGACTGAATACTTTTACCGAGATTTGGCTTTGCAGCCATTTCATTTATGACAGAACGATTTGATTGGAGCCAGTCATGAAATTCGGTCGGTGACAGCTTATCTTTTAAGTTA